CGGCTTCCATTCCCGGCTCGATCGATGGCGATCTCTACCTCGATCAGCTCAGCGGCACGGTCTACGTGCTGGGGCCACTGCGGGTGGCGGATCTGCCGGCGATTGGCACCGCCTTCCAGGGCGGCTTCTACGCCGGCCTGATCAGCCACACCGCCAACGGCGCGGCCACCCATGCGCTGATCCTGTCGACCAAGGCCAGCGGTGAGCTGGCGCCCCAGACCACCACCTACCCGACCTATCTCTCCGGTGGTGTGCGGTGGAAAACCACTGGCACCCATACCCCTGGCGCTGAGAGCGCCTTTGATGGCTACGCCAACACGCTGGCGATGGATACGGCCACCCATCCGGGTGCGGCCTTTGCCCGTGGGCTGAGCATCGATGGTTTCAGCGACTGGTACGTTCCGGCGCCGCTGGAGCTGGCCATCATCTATCGCCACTTCAAGCCCACCACCGGCGCCAACGACACCGAGACCGGCGCCAACCCCTACGCCGTTCCACCCACCAGCAACTACACCGCAGGGGCCCCGGCCCGCACGGTGCTGACGGCGTTCCGCCGCGATGGTGCCGACGCCCTGGACTGGTCTGACGCGACGGCCAGCGGCATCCTGTGGACGTCCCAGCAGGACGATGCCGGTTACGCCTGGGCCTTTGATCTGGGCAATGGCCGACTCCGCGCCGCCGAGAAGGTCGTGAAGTCGATCGATGGGGACCCACTGCTGGGCTTCCGCGCCATCCGCAGGGTGGAGGTGCTGCCCTGACCGTGGCGATCACTGTGCGGAGGACCGTGGCACCGAGGCCGGTTGCACCGGAGCGCCCATGAGCCAGTGGCTGCCGCGCACCCAGGTTCCCGGGCAGCAGGTGCGCGTGACCCGCACCACCACGCCGCTGCTGCCCGCGTCGGCCGGCTTGCTGGAGTTCAACGGCCTGGGGCGACTCGGCCACTTCATCGCCATCACGGCCGATGCCCCGGCCTGGGTGAGTTTCTACAGCTCGGCTGCCGCACGTCAGGCCGATGGCAGCCGCCCAATCACCACGGACCCGATGCCGGGCCGTGGTGTCCTGCTGGATCTGGTCACCACCACCCCGGTTGAAACCGTGGCGGCCGGACCGGGCTGCACCTACTTCTCCAGTGAGGTGACAACGGCCACACCCCAACCGCCCCTGCGGGCCCTGGTGCGCAACACCGGCACCAGCCCGGCCGCGATCGCGCTCACCGTTACCGCCGTGGTGCTGGTGCCATGAGCAACGCCATCACCCTGCGGGATGTGAGCAGGGCAGGCAGCGAGGCCCACTGGCCCCTGATCGCCGCCGAGGTGCAGGGCTACCTGGCCACCTGGGTTGCGGCGGCCAACGCCCAGGTGAGCGGCCAGCAGCTGGAGATCCGGACCGCACCGATCCACAACCCCACCGATCAGCAGAGCTGCGGCTGGTTGATCGCCGCCCATCTGGCGGCCACCACCCCCGCCGGCCGGCCGGTGGTGACGCTGCTGGACAGCCACATCAAGGGCACCAGCATCGAGCAGCGGGTCGGCTTCTTGGGTCCCCCTGAGCTGCTGGTGGGTGTGCAGGAGGACTATCCGTACAACCAGAACTACCAGGTGGGCTGGACCTATCCAGCCTGGGGCGTCGGTGATAGTCGCGGCACCTGGAGCCGGCCGCCCGAGCAGCACTACCCGTTCAATGGATTGGTGACCTGGTCGCTGGCGCCAGGAGCTGAGTTCTTCCTCTTTCTCTACAGCCAGCACACGGTCAGCGAGCGCCGGGCGATGCCGCTGTTCATCGCTCGTGAACAGAGCGGCGGCCACTGGTTCCTGGCGGCGTCCATCCAGGATTCCTGGCGCTCGCTGTCTTGGAGCAGGCGCGCCAATCTGCCGACCCCTGGCGTGCGACTGCTGACCTTCACGGCATCTCGATACACCTGGGCCCTCGGTATTCCCGCCGGCATGATCCAGCTCAGGCGGCCAGCGGAAGTCATCCTGATGGACGTCAACTGGGAGATCGCCCTCTACAACGAGCCGCAGAAGACGATTCCACCGTTTCACTTCGATCCGGTGCTGCTGCCGCCGGTCTTTGCGACCTGCACCGCCTCCCAATCCCTGGCTGCGCTGCAGGACAGCAGGGGCCAGTGGTGGTTGAACCTCGGCAACAGCCTGGCGATGGAACTCCCTCCATGACACTGGAGATCAGCCAGCAATCGTTTGCGCCGGGCTGGACCTGGCTGAGCAAGGACAACGCCCAGGTGGGGATGCAGCTGCACGCCGCCTTCCTGCGCTTCTCCCAGGCGGTGAATGCCAATCCAGCCAACGCGGACTACCAGCTGACGGTGTTGCGCAATCACAGTCACGCCAAGGTGGAGCCCTGCTACGGCTACGTCTGGCGACTTGGCCATCCAAGCAAGCCTGCCATCTATTGGCTGCTGAGTACCAAGACGACCCAGGGGATCGCGGCCATGGGCTATTCGGACGCCAACATGAGATATGACATTCGCGAGGCCACCAGCTTCATCGATGTGTCAGGTGTCTATGGCTATGGCTCAATCTCCTTCTCCTCGGGCAGCTATGCCTACGACATCGGGGACAACTACGGCGCGCGCTGGCAGACCGCCTACCTGGATACGCGCACAGCGTTCACTGGACTTTCGGCGCTGCTGATCATTGCCCAGGACACGACACCGGGTCAGGAGTGGTTCTGCTGGACCCTCTCAACCATGGGACACACGACCGCCAACCTGAAAGCCGGTGAGCTATTTCGGCCGCTGTCGCAGATCGTTTGGCGCACACCTCTGGGATGGGCTCTTCACACCCAGGCCATCAGGACCTCGGATGCCCAGCCCGTGCATTCCTTTGGCCCGATGCGCGATGCCGCTGGCAACCTCTCGTTCGGCAGCATGGTCTTTGCTCACCACCTCAATGAGAGCCCTGATCGACAGGTGCTGCAGCTGCGCAATCGCCCCCAGCTCCATGCCTCCGGCAATGGGCTGCTGGCCGTTGCACCAACGATCCACGACTTTCCGCCGGGCTTCTTTGTTGGGATCGGCTCAGGGGTCGGGGGCCTCGCTCCTCCGATGTTTCGCAAGATCACCCTGGCCGGCTCCACCCTGATGCAGGTGGGTGCACGGGGCTTCTTTGATCTCTACATCGAGGTGCCCCATGACGCCAGCGGCCGCCGTGATGGTCCCTGGCAGCCGGTGCTGGACAGCAGCAACTGGAGCGAAGCTGCCAACAACAACGTGATCTGGGCACCCCCACCGTCAGCGCCCACCACCGTGTCTGCGGCGGTGGACTTCAAGACCTTCCATCCACTGGCCAGTGTCCGCCAGGTTGAGATGCACCCCTATGCCTCCCGACTGCTCCGTGGCGGAAGTGGTGGCGGCAATGGTGATGGCAGTGGCGGTGGCGGCCAGCGCCCCGGTTCGGGCCTCCTCTGGCCTCGCCACATCCCGGGCTGAGGGGATGACCTGAGGGGATGTCCAAAGGGGGCTTGCTGATCCGAGGCCCGGTTGGCAAGAGCCTGTAGCGACGACCCGATCGATGCCCTGGATCCTGGCCGCAGTGGAGCCGCCGGCCCGCCGCCACCCCAACGGCGGCTGAGGCCATGGGTTCGTGGAGTCCCGCCGGTTCGATCCGCGGGCCCGAGGGACCGCCAGGCCCCTCGGGCCCGCCGGGACCTCCAGGCCCGGCGGCTGGATCTCTGGCTGAGCTCGATGACGCGGAGATCGTTGCTGCGGTGGATCAGAGCCTGCTCTATTTCGACGCTGCCACCGCCCGCTTTCGCGCTGATCCGGCCATCACTGCTGCATCCCTGACCACCCAATCCATCACTGACGGAGGCAATTTCTGACCATGGCGAATGCGATCCGCATCAAACGCCGCTCCACCGGCAATGCCGGGGCACCCGCTGCCCTCAAGAACGCTGAGTTGGCCTACAACGAGGTTGACGACATCCTTTACTACGGCCGCGGGGCCGATGTCTCCGGTGATGCCGTCACGATTCCGGCGATCGGCGGTCCCGGTGCCTATGTCACCCGCTCCACGGAGCAGGCCGTATCCGGCGCCAAGACCTTCTCCGGCAAGGTGACGCTCAGCGGCGGGGTGGCGGGCAACACCACCTTTGACAACGACCTGACGATCACGGGGAACCTGACCGTCAATGGCACCACCACCACAATCAATTCCGCCACCCTGGCGGTGGATGACAAGAACATCGTTCTTGCCGACACGGCCACCCCCAGTGATATCACCAGCGACGGCGGTGGAATCACGCTGCGGGGCACGACCGACAAGACCTTCAAGTGGCTCGATGCCACCGATGCCTGGACCAGCTCGGAGCACCTCGAGCTGGCCAGCGGCAAGACCTATGCCATCGGTGGTGCTCAAGTTCTGAGCAGCAGCAGCCTGGGCAGCGGTGTCACCGGCTCCAGCCTCACCAGCGTCGGCACGCTCACCGGCGGCACCTGGCAGGCCAATGTGATCGGTCCCGCCTATGGCGGCACCGGGATCGCCGGCGGCTTCTCCAATGGCCAGCTGTTGATCGGTAAGGCGGATGGCTCCCTCGCCAGGGCGACGCTGAGTGCCGGCACCGGCATCACGATCACCAACGGCAACGGCACGATCGAGATCAGCTCCCAGGATCTGCTCTCCGCAGGCGATGGCATCGACCTGGGCGGTGGCTCGATCAGCCTGGACCTCAAGGCCAATGGCGGCCTGGTGATCGAATCCACCGAACTGGCGCTGGACCTGGGTGCCTCGGCCATCACCGGCACGCTCGGCACGGCGGATGCGGCCAGACCAGCTACACCAACGGTCAGCTGCTGATCGGCAACACCGACGGCGGCCTCACCAAAGCCACCTTGAGCGGCGGCAGCAACGTCACGATCACCAACGGCAATGGCGCCATCACCATTGCGGCCACCAACACCACCTACAGCGCCGGCAATGGTCTGGATCTCAGCGGCACTGAATTCGCGCTGGACCTCAAGGCCAACGGTGGCCTGGTGATCGAGTCGACCGAACTGGCGATCGACCTGGGAGCGAGCGGGATCACCGGCACCCTGGCCATCGCCGATGGCGGCACCGGAGCCATGGATGCGGCCACGGCCCGCACCAATCTGGGTCTGGCGATCGGCACCAACGTGCAGGCCTACGACGCCGATCTGACCACCCTCAGCGGGATGCAGACCGGCGCCGCCGCCGCCCTGGCCCTGCTCACCGCCATCGAGGTGGGAGTGCTGGATGGCGCCACGGTGACCACGACCGAGCTGAACGTGATCGACGGCTCCGCTGCAGCCACGGCCACCACCCTGGCACTCAGTGATCGATTGGTGGTGAATGACGCCGGAACCATGGTGCAGGTGGCCTTGAGCGATCTGGTGACTTTCCTCGAAAACGGATCAGTCAGCGGTTTCGATCTCGACGGCGGCACGTTCTGAGCCTGAACCACGGACCCCGTCGCTACGGGGCCTGCCAAACCCTGCTGACTAGCAACCCAAGGGGAGCCCCATGGCTAACACGATCAAGATCAAAAGCTCCGCCGTTCCCGGCAAGGTGCCCTCCACCTCTGACTTGGAACTGCGAGAGCTGGCAATCAACACCTACGACGGCAGGCTCTACACCAAAAAGGACGCCGGCACTGAAAGCATTGTTGAGCTGTCAGCCTCTCGCGTGGGCTCCAGCTCCACAGGCCTGCGCAACATCACCACCAGCACCAGCAACCCCACAGGCGGCAGCGACGGGGACATCTGGATTCAGTACACGGTCTGAGCTTTTGCATGCCAACGCTTTTCGTTGACTTCCAGAACGGCAATGACGCCTACGCAGGCAGCAGCTTCAACCCGCTTGCGTCCGGCACCAATGGACGAATCAGCGGCACAACGTTCAGTAGTGCTACGGCATCGTTTCCCAATGACGGCTCACTGATTGGACAGTATTTATCGATTTTCAATGGCTCTGCCTATGTGGTGTACACGATCACGGCCTGGGTGTCGAGTACGGCGTTGACGATCACGGCGATCTCCGGCGGTACGGCATTAGCCAACCAAACCTTGGACCGCATCTTTTTCATTGGCGGTCGCTGGAAAAGCTTGACCACAGGTGCTACGGCAGTTCGCACGATGCCTGGCGACACCATCCGCATCATGGGCAGCCCCGAGCCAACAAGCCTGGGGCAAACGGCTGTCTGGACATCTGGGCAACTGCAAGATGCCAAAAACCTCACTGGCGCCACCAACGCCACACCGATCAGCATCAGCTGCGCAGCGCATGGCTACAGCACGGGCGACACCGTGGTGATCACTGGCGTGACCGGCAACACCAATGCCAATGGCACATGGGAGATCACGAGCACCGGCGCCAACACGTTTACCTTGAATGGCAGCACTGGCAACGGCACAGGCAGCGGTGGTACAGCGCGAGTTCGTAACAACACGAGGGTGATGTTAAGCACTCCAGTGACGCAGACTGTCGCCTGTACGGGGCCGGGACGAACGGCGTGGACAGCAGCGAACGCAAACGTTTCTACGGTCCTCACCAATAGCGGCGGAGATTCAAAGGAACACGCTCTCTACGACCAAATCGCTATTACGGTGAATTTCACGACCGGACTTGCAGCCTATTGGCCGACCGGGACATTAAATCTGTCCGGCTACCAGCAGGTGTCGTTTTGGATCAACCAAGTGACAGGAAACCTTGGAGCTGCTGGTGCCGTATCTCTGCGCCTGTGCTCTGATACCGCCGGGACTGCTGTCGTTCATACGATCAACATCCCCAGCCTGGGAGCCACAGCGCGATGGATGCCCATAACTGTTGACCTTGGCACAAGCCTTGGCAGCAACATCCAGAGTATTGCGTTATTCGTCAATACGGACAGTGGCGCACAGACGTTTCGCTTCAGCAACATCATCGCCTGCAAAGCCAGCAGCGCCCCTGACAGCCTGACGCTGACCAGCCTGATTGGCAAGAATAGCAGTGGCGAAACCTGGTGGGGCATCCAGAGTATCAATGGCACTCGGGTGATGCTTGACAATGACACCAATGCGACACCCAACAGTTCCGGCTCACGCGGATACTACGGAACGAGCGAAACTGTAACCACCTGGAAGCGTGAGACCATCAAGATTGGACCGGCAGCAAGCAGTGGAACATCACTGCAGGCGCTCCAGGAGGCCGGCACAGAAGGCAGCCCTATCACCATCAGCGGTGGCTGGGATCGGACAAGCATGGGCACGCAGACCCTAGAAACCTGGCTGGATGGCGTGAATGGCCTGGGTTATGCAATGAACTCCAATAGGGATTTCATTGATGCAACAAAGCTAGCTTTCACCCGCTTTACAAGGGCATGGGATCAGACCGCTGGTGGATCGTACTGCCATATCAATATTGTCGCTGCGAATAACTGCACAACAGGAGCTGCCGATGGTGCAGTCTCGACATCAGCTCATCGCAGCTCGTTCGCAGTAGGCCACTGCGTGGCACACCAGGGCGCAGCAATCTATCTTGCGCTGGGCGCAAGTAGCAATAGATTCACCATTGATCACGCACTTGTCTCCAATAATGGGAATGCCATCGAACTAGCGACGTCCTGCCTGGATAACTCGTTTTGCAAGGGAAGCGGTGCTGCAGTGCTCGCCAATAACAGCGCCGACCTAAGGAATGCGAGCGGCGCTTGTGTTTGCAACGCATTGCAGTTCCATAGCCCAACCAATTGCAACCTTAACTTTTCCACCCCTGGCGTTGTCCATGCGATTCAATGCTCCTTTGAAGGGATGACAGAGGTCCTTCTGCCTGGCGGCACTCCGATGACGACACGGGTTTACTCTCATCATCATGACCAAACGACCAACAACCACAAGATCTTCCTCGTTGGCGCACTGATCTCTAGCGCCACCGATCAGCGCAAGACCGCTAGC